TTGAATATCCTGGTCAACTTTACTAGGAACCGCTAACTCCAGTCCCGTTTCCATAATTTTTTTAATTTTTTGTGCCTGCACATCGCTCTCGACAGAAAAACAAAGTTCGTCATGTACTGTAATCAACGGCACAAGACCCTCTTCATAGCAATCTACCATAGCTTTCTTTGTTTGATCGGCTGCCGAACCTTGGATCAATCGGTTCAATGCCTTATAGGTAAACGCTCGACGGATCATAGGTCCATACTCTCGCTCGGCATCCTCATGCTTCAAAGGCTTTTTATAGCCAAAACTTCGTGGTTCCCACATATCGAATCGGCATAAACGTCCTGCTATCGTCCGAATCTTTCCATGCTTGGCAGCTCTCTGCATAACACGCTCGGCTAGTGTCTTAACAAAAGGCACACGCTGATGGTACTTTGCCATCAATGCTTTTGCTTCTTCTGTAGATAACACAAGTTGAGCAGCCAACTTACCCACGCCCATACCATACATAATTCCTAGGTTCACGGTCTTTGCTTCCTTACGAGAGATGCCTGCCATGTCTGCCACCATTTGATGAAAGTCAGCATCCCCCTTGTGATACTCGTCAATCACTTCATCAATCATGGGATGTCTGTCTCTCTGACGTAGCACCGAACAATAATGCACCAATAACCTTGGCTCTTGAGACGAATAGTCAAAGCTACCCCACCTCTGCCCCTCTTCGGGTATGAATAAGCCACGGATGAGCTTTTTGATTTCGGGATCACGGGCAGGTATCTGCTGTAGATTTGGATTCGACGACGAAAACCTACCCGTGACAGTCCCCCCATCATCAGATCGCAACTGGTGAAATTCACAATGTATGCGACCTTTGTGTTCATATCGAAGGATACTATCAATAAATGTACTATCAGCTTTGTCAGCCTCGCGTAGTTTTACAATGGCTTGGGCGACTTCATGAGGATGTGCCTGCAAGAACTGTTTGGTAAACGAGGGTGCTCCTTTTTCTGTGGTGGGATACGTTAGGTCAAGTGACTTAAAAACGTGCTCTACAGAGGCGTTTGCCCACGGCTCTATGTTTACTGATGTTTTGTCTTTGATGAACTTCTTTAGCTCGGAAACGCGAGCTTTGAGCATCTTTTTGGCTTGTTCTGCCTTGTCTAAATCTACGCGTACTCCACGCTCTCGCATGTCAAGCATAAGCGGTATAAGTCTAGACTCTAAGTCAAAGACATCGTGTAACTCTCCTCGACTAATCTCTATAGACAATCTCTCCCACAACTTGAGGGTCATAAGAGCATCTTGCTCGGCATAGGGTCCTACGAACTTCGGAGGTAGTCGCCACATATCGCTCTTTGGATCAACACCAAAGTCTCGTGCCGCAGCCCTCATAAGTTTTTCATCCTTACGCATATCTATATAGTCTCGACCAAGATTGTTTAGGCTGTAACTAAACCTATTCTCATTTACCAAAGGGGCAGCAACCATTGTATCAATGATCTTGCCCTTTACCTCGATGCCCTCAGTTCTCAGCCACCCCGCATCATACGTTGCGTTGTGCATAATCTTGTCAATATGAGGGGTGTTCATCTGATCTTTGAGCCAATTAAGCGTCATATCAGGGTCTAAGTTGTGACCATTAGCATGTCTTATAGGGAAATAACCCTTATAATCGCCCGTAGCAACAGCGATTCCTATAATATTCCCATCTTTTCGTGCCCAACCAGGACCTAGTTCTTTTATATGAGGATCTCTTGTTTCCAAGTCCACGGCTATCTGAGAGCAATGTCGGAGGTCTGGATATTCTGAAGGTATGTTCCAATCTACGTCGAGAACATCCATACTTGTTCTTAGATCGTGACCATACTCCTCGAAGCTAATCGTGCCCCCGTCTTTTCTATCTTTCGCCATCGTCTTCATCCCATTCGTCGTCCTCACCGGCAAGGGCTGCGTAACCAACGATATCGACCCACGAATCTAAATGTTTGGGTGAGTTAATTAACCTCGACATCTTTACGGCAATCATACATTGATATACTTGCTCAACTGTAATCTTCTGCTCCAATATGACCGACCAAAACTGTGCGATCCTCTCGTGATTTAATTTGGCATCCCCATATATCTTAGCTCTCTTGCTAGATATTAAGTTGCCTGCCTGCTCTAATACGTCTTTTCTTTTAACCATTATATATCATACCTATATTTTTTTTGCGACTCTATTAAATGAAGATTGTTCTTCACTCTTGTTATCCCAACATAGAACACACGATGTTCGTCGTCTTGATCGGGATTTGTTACGCACGACTTTGTCGAGTCCAAGTGAACCACCACATTGTCGTCCTCACCACCCTTCATTGCATGAAATGTGGAAACCTTCAATCTTGGTCTTTCGGTCAGTACTTCGTTTCTTCGCAGTAAGGCACGGATATAATACCGCTCGTCCTTACCCAACCGAAGCATGTCCAGTGCATCTGTTTCTTTCTGTGCCAACAAGCCTAGGTTCTGCACAAGAGATTCATAAGTATAAGTACTGTCGAGAGGTTCCGCATCTAACAAAGGCAACATCCCTCGCTTGATTACGGCTCCATCACCCGTCTTTGGTGCAAGCTCATATAATCTTTTGACCTCGTGGAGTCCTATCTCACGTCCTTTTTGTAGACCTTCCCATATCTTTATCGCTTCAGCCACCTCTAGCTTTACACTTGGATAGCCTTTGATCTCGTAAAATAATCCTTGCTCCCTCAAGTCTGCTGCCACATCACGAGCAAAAGAATTAGTGCGAGACATCAATGTCCACGAACCTTGTCTCATGTCTATATCAAAAGTATCAAGATGATGCGATACACTGCCTTGTCTGTCCATAGATTTAAAATGTTTCTGTTTTCTATGTCGTATTCGGTGCACAACATTCATTGCTAAATCATAGGCTGACCTTGGTAGTCGATAGCTTTGATCGAGCACACGAACTTTCTCAGAGCACCGCATAAACAAATCAACGTTTACTCCCGCCCATCTGTGGATCGCCTGGTCATCGTCTCCTGCAAAATATATCTTCTCAGCATTCCCCGCAAGTTTGAGCACCATCCACCACTGCAACGGCACGAGGTCTTGTGCTTCATCCACTATAAGTATCTCTAGTTTAGGAGGAGAGCACTGCTCGACATAATTCGAGAGCATATCTGTAAACGATAGCTTGCCCGTGTCAGACTTATATTCCTTCAATGCCTTGTCTATCTTCTCAAGCATAAAGTAATGAAGATCATAACTCTTTTGGTCATTGAACTCTTTTTGTAAGGACGCACAACGAAGCGTGGCTCGATCAATCATGCGTAGGTATCTGTCATTATCTCTGCCTTGAGGTAGGATCAATCCATCGTCTGCATCCGACGAGGTAATCCCATCAAAGTTCATACCCATCATTCGGGAGAACTCTTTCCAATCCTCACGAGACATCATATCGGCTTGGGTCATACCCAGACCGTGATATCCAAGAGAATGCAAAGTACGAAAATAAGGTAAGTCGTCGGGTGTAAGATTAAACGCTGATCCCGCCCTCTCTATCGCTTCGTTAATAGCTTTCTTGGTAAACGATACATAACCAATCCTATCAAGAGCCACGCCCCTTGCCAAAGCTTCTCTGACAATCTCAATAAGAGTGTGTGTTTTGCCACAACCTGGAGGACCTAATATTAATTCAGAACGGGATATCATTGTCTTCTGTCTCTACTTGCTCCTCGACACCTTCAAAAGCAGGAACCCACCATACACGCAAGGTTGTTCTGCCCCCATCGGGTTTACGAAGATTCTTATGTCCATTACATTCACTGTCGTCATTCAGTGCCTTCAAGCGTTCTTGTATCTGTGCTCGTGTGAATGAGGCAAAATTTCTCTGCCGTAGGAACTCCATAAGTCCATTGATCATGAACATTGTCTTTCCATCCTCTGTCCACGGCTTACCCATAAATAATTCTTCAGACGATTGAGCACGAATACGGCTTGTGCAAAAGGTTTCAAGAAGGTCATAAAACTGTCCGTCTACTGTTAGCTCCCTTGGCACCTCTAGTTGAACAGCGTGTTTTAACATCTCGTTTACCTTTGT